GGGCAAGGTACATTCCCGTGGGAACACCGTGCTAAAGGTGTAAACGATCTAACCAGCTTTGCTCCTGAACTAGACTGGGAAGCATTGCGCGAACAAATGAAACAGTATGGAGTAAGAAATGCCACTAATGGAGCTGTTGCACCTGTTGAAAGTTCCAGTGTTGTTATTAACAGCACTAATGGCATTGAAATGCCTATGTCGCTTATTTCAGTTAAGGAAAGCAAAGCAGGTTCCTTTGTACAAGTTGTTCCAGAGTACCATAAGTTAAAGAACAAGTATCAGTTAATGTGGGAGCAGAAAGACTGCGAAGGCTATATTAAAACAGCCGCGGTTATTGCGGCTTATACTGATCAAAGTATTAGCACTAACACATTCTACAATCCAGCACACTTTGCAGATCGTAAAGTACCAACTACATTAATTGCTAAGAACTTGATGCAAGCTCACTATTGGGGTATTAAGACGTTCTACTACAGTTTGATTAATAAGCAAGGCAGTAAGATGAAAGCTGAAGATGCTCCAGCAATGGGGTTGGCACCAATTAACTTTGATGAAGAAGAAGATTGTGAAAGTTGTAAGTTATAATGTCAAGTGCCAATTCGCCGTTAAGCTACATTAGCTGTGCTATAAGAAGAAATAGGGAAAATTCTCAGCTTGCGGATCCTTGGATGCCCTATTGACCACTTGACTGAATATTTATAAGAAAAATATGTATAACTTTATTAAGTATGTTACTTTATTAACGGAAGCTAAAGAGACTAAATCTATTAAGCAGACTACGTTACCATATGCTCGTAATGCTTTGGGTAAAAGCCTGAGCAAGTCTTCAATTGATTATCACTATGGGCAATTATATAGGTCCTATGTTGACCGTTACAATAACGGTGAGGGAGATATTGATTTTAATGAAGCAGGTGCTTTCTTACACGATATCTATTTTACACAGTTCCAAGCACCTAAAGGTAGTAATCAACCTACAGGTAAAATAAAAGAATTTATAGAAAAACATTTTAAAACCTTTGAAAATTTTAAAGAAACTTTTACTAAGATAGCAATGTCAATTCAAGGTAGTGGGTGGGCTTATCTTTCAAAAGATGGCACGATCAAAACTATCAAGAACCACGAGATTAAGAAAGATATTATAATATTAATAGACTGGTGGGAACATGCTTGGGCGTTAGACTATCAGGCAGACAAAAAGAAGTATCTAGAAAATCAATGGAAGATCATGAACTGGGAGCATATAAATGTTAGAAACGATTTGTGATATTATGGTAGACGCTTACAAGCGTAATTGGATTACTAGCCGTGATGGCAACGTAAGTATTCGTCACCACGACCGTGACCATTTTTATATTACACCAAGTGGTGTACGCAAGCAAACACTACAGCCGGATCAGTTTAAAAAGATTGGCATTGAGAAGGGATATTACGATCAACCTCCTAGATTGTTTCATGCAAGCAAAGAATTGCCTTACACTGACATCAGTAAGAATCTAACACCCAGTGGAGAACTGCCGTTACATTTTGGCTTACAACGAGAAATGGGGCAACATAGCGGTGAAGTGCGAGTAGTTGTACACGTTCATCCTACTTACTGTATTGCAGCCATGCATGCCGGTATTGATCTTAGCACTATCAGCGATGCGTTTCCGGAACTCAATCGATATACTAAAGTTGCACCTAACGTAGGTGATGTTGCTCCTATTAGTCAAGAGCTTGCAGACCAGTGCCATGAGATGTTACAATTAGATAGTAAAGGTAATATTGCTTATGACATTGTGGGCATCAAAGGACACGGAGTCGTTGCCATAGATACAACACCATGGCGAGCATACGAACACATAGAAAGATTAGAACACATTTGCAAGATTGTACTTGCAAGTGGAAAATATTAAACTTCTAAGAGATGGAAATTAAAAGATTTGCATGGTGGCCAACTACTATGACTAGTGGTAGAAAAGTTTGGTTAAACAACTTTTACGAACACAAAAATCTTTATGATATGAGTACTGGTAGACCACCATTAAGCGGATTATACTTTATATGGACTGAAACTGCTAGTGAAAAAACTTGGCGCTTGTTAAAAGAGTCAGTAGTATATAATAGAAATATTTGGAATGATCCAGCATTAACAAAACAGGATAAACAATGAGCAAACAACAATATAACCTAACAACTAAAACTGATTATCTTAATCGTAAGATGTTTCTAGACCCAGCCGGTCCAGTTACTATTCAACGTTTTGAAGAAGTAAAATATAAAAAGATTGCAGACTTTGAAGCTACTGCACGTGGTTTCTTTTGGCAACCTGAAGAAGTAAGTTTGACCAAAGACAGCAATGATTTTAAAGAAGCTAGTGATGCAGTTAAACACATCTTTACCAGTAACCTATTACGTCAAACTGCATTAGACAGTTTGCAAGGGCGTGGTCCAACACAAGTGTTCACGCCTGTATGCTCANTGCCTGAAGTTGAAGCACTAATGTACAACTGGGGNTTCTTTGAAACAAACATTCACAGTAAGAGCTACAGTCACATCATTCGNAANATNTACAACGTGCCAAAAGATGTGTTTAACACTATTCATGACACTACTGAAATTGTAGGCATGGCATCTAGTGTAGGACGTTATTATGATGCACTACACGTTATCAACTGCCGTAAAGAATTAGGTGAAGCAGTAATTGAATATGATCATATCAAAGCAATTTGGATGGCATTACATGCTAGCTATGCTTTGGAAGCGTTCCGTTTCATGGTATCGTTTGCTACTTCATTAGCAATGGTAGAGAACAAAATCTTTATTGGCAATGGCAACATCATCAGCTTGATCCTACAAGACGAGTTACTACACAAAGGTTGGACAGCTTACTTGATTAATCAAGTAGTCAAAGAAGACCCACGCTTTGCTCAAGCTAAGATTGATTGCGAAGCAGAAGTGTATTCGTTGTACATGGATGTTATTCGTGAAGAAAAAGATTGGGCCACTTACTTGTTTAAGTTGGGCCCAGTTATTGGATTGAACGCAAACATTCTAAAAGACTTTGTAGATTATACAGCAGTAGACGCATTGAAGCAGATTGGCATTAAGTATAACAACCCTGCTCCAAAGTCAACTCCAATCCCATGGTTCAACAAACATGTGGATACTAGCAAGAAACAAACCGCGTTACAAGAAAACGAAAGCACTAACTATGTTATCGGTGTAATGGGCGAAGGTATTGACTACGACGCATTACCTGCGTTGTAAAAGGATATAATATGGTCAAGGCAACAGACATCATNAAAACATTTGAAGGCATTGTACGTGTNGCGCAATCTAACGGCAGCATGTTACAAATTAAAACTACAGTACAAGCTAGTTCANCTGCCATGGCTAANAAATTGTTACAAGCCCAATACGGCAAAGGCGCTGTAATGGGCACACCNAGAGAAATAAAGGCATAAAATGAAAGCAACAGTATGGAGTAAGAACAACTGCCCTTATTGCGACCAAGCAAAGGCATTGTTGAAAATGAAAGGCATTGAGTTTGAAGAGAAGAAAATTGGNGAAGGNTATTCTAAAGAAGATTTATTAGAAGCAGTNCCCACAGCACGTACAGTGCCACAAATTTTCTTAGGCGAAGAACTTGTTGGCGGATTTACAGAACTAAAACAAAAATTACAAGGATGAGTATGTTAATTGATAAAGGCGTAACAGCGGGCGAAGTAGTAACTTTTAAACTAACCAGTGGTGAAGAAATCGTTGCTAAGTTAGTGGAAGAAACTCCAACATACTACAAGTTAGGTAGACCAATGGTATTAGGACAAGGTCCACAAGGTCCAGGGCTAATGCCTTACTTGTTTACTGTACATCCAGACAAAGATGTTAAACTATTAAAGAATGCGATCACTGTAGTTGAAGCAACTGACAAAACATTTGCGGACCAGTTTTTACAATCAACTAGTGGTATCAAATTAGTGTAAGGGACTAATATGAATGACGACGATTTTAAAATTGATGATCTAACAATTGATTTAGGTGACATACATATCGCCGGCGGCAGTGGGGTTGACTATTTAGATATGTCAAGTTACACTTATACAATGCCAAGTACCGTTTCTACAAATTCTACATATACAATAGCAAATGGTACATGGGGGACTGGAGTTAGCACAATAACTTCTAGTCCTTATATTACTACAACAGCAAACCCTGGCATAAGTGTGCAAGGTGATGCAGAGTTCAGTGGCAACATCAAAGTCAAAGGCAAAGATCTGTCCGAGTGGATGGATGCTATTGAACGTAGACTATCAATACTTGTTCCAAATCCTAAAAAGCTAGAACATTACGAAGCACTAAAAAAGGCATATAATCATTATAAAATGCTTGAAGCATTGTGCGAGGAACCAGATGACAAAGCCGAGTAAAGAAGTTAGAGAGTTTATAAACAGACATTCTGTTCGTGTAATCGACGACAACAAACGAGCACACAGACATACACTGGTAAACACACGTCTATTTCAGTATGCAGATGATTATAATAAGTTTTTACAAGATCGTATGACATTTGAAACTGAAACGTTGTATACTTTGGAAATTGCTGAAAGTGAATTAAATCGTATTGCTGAGTTTGAAGAAGAAGTTTTTAACAACATGTCACAAAGAGGACATTACAATATGTTTGAAACTCTGATGGGACAAAAAGAAGCCGAGCGTAGACTACGAGACAAGTACCCAGCAGTAAAAAAAGCATATGAGCACTATAGCTTAATGCTTAAATTGGG